TTGTAGCACCATCTAAGTATTCCTTAATAACTTCCGTCCACCCGTCAATCGGGGTGAATGTCACCAGCATCTTGGAGTTGCGGGTAGCAAGACGGAAGCGCAGGGTGTCAATAAGCTCGTTACCAAGAAGGTACTCGTCCAACCATACGCCGATATTATGCCATTGGGGATCACGGCTACCAAGCTCCGCGCCTTCTAGGATAGTTGGGTTATTCTGATACTGGGAGTAGGTCTTAAAGATAATCTGTGACGCATTTGGCAGGATCAACGAGTTATCAGTGAAACCGTTCTTCTTCGTGTACGAGATGTAGGCATTAGCCGAGGTTTGCTTTGTCCTCATCTCATGCGGCAACCAGTTCCATACCGCGCTTTGTTGTTGGCGGATGCTGACCTCCGAGGTCTGAGCGAAACAGAAGATCTCTGATTTTGGGTTTTCGATGGCGGCTTTGACCACGCAGTAAGAACCCCACGCAGTTTTCCCCGACCTGTTGCCACCAAGTGCCAGAACCTCAGAGACTTGCGCTAGTTGCTCTTCAGCTTTTTCCCAATGCGGAAGCCTGAACCCGTATCGGAATGGATCTTTCTCAGCGTTCTCGATGGCCTCATGGTAGATTCGATGAAGCTCAATGAGATCATCTGGCTCCATCAAGGCTACCTCGTCATCGCTGGGAGGCTGAAGGATTGGATGTTTGCGCCACTGCATTAGTTCGTTTTATACGCACCAGTCTCCATTAGGATATCTTTGATGTGATACACGCTATCACACTCCTCGCAACAAAACGCATCCTCCTCCGCTGGGAATGACCCTCTATTCCCGTCAACAAAGTGAAGCTCTCGATGCTTCTTGCAATGTTTACATACGCCAATGAAGGGTTTAACGAACTTCTCCAGCACCACATTCCAAATCTTAGCGTCAAACTTCTCTGCTAGATACGAAGCGTAAACGCTGGTGTGGCACTTGTGCTGAACGCCGTCATGCTCGACCATGTAGTGGCGAACGAGGTTGCCTCCATCCTTAGCGTAATCAGCGTATCTTGATTCTGGTTCTGCTATCATTCTACGATTTCGGCTTCTACCGCTTGAGCTTTGACTTTATTGGCAATACGGGACTTTGCTTCTGCGATCATCTTGGCGGCATCATCAATAGACGGCCCCTTGCGATGCTCAACAATAGTACTTGCCATGCCCGAGAGCTGTCCAGCCTTATCGGTCATAATGCCAATAGTCAACGCCAATCGGTCTGGGGAGATTGCCTTGAGCTGGTCTGGATCACGGCTTAACTGCTCGGCTTTCTCGAACAAAAGATCTGTGTATTCAGCAGCAGCAATAGCGTAGCGTTTAGAGAACTCCTTGCGCTTTGACTCCAGCGTATCGTTATGCCTCCACTCCAGCGCACGAACAGTCTCATGCGTCACCTTGCACTTCTTGGCAATAGCATTGATACGCCCACCCTGCGCCAACATCCAGAGGATCTGTGCCGCCACATTCGGGTTGTAGTTCTCGATAGTGTTCCGAGGGAATTGCTTAGCCCTTTCCTTGACCTCAAGGAAGAACTCTTTCATCGCCTCTTTACTATCAATCGCTGATAGGTCTTCGTCGCTCATTTGGTCTTCTTGCCGTTTTTAACCTTAACGGCCCCAGAGTGCAACTCTTTTTTGAGCTTATTCTGTTGCGTTGAGGAAAGCGGCGAAACCTTGCTGAGTAGGTAGCGGACTTGCTTTTTGCTTTTGCTTGGAGCTTTAGGCATTTTATTGTTTGTCTATTGTTTCAATTGCCTCAAGTTCGCTTTTCTTTAGTGTTGCCCCAAATTTCTGAAGTTCGGCAGCAACTCTCGGGTCATTCCGCGACTGTTCCATAAGTGCTTGAACACCCGCTCTAGTCCCAATTGTATATTTAATCGCCTTTCTGAACGCTTCCTCTGTTTTTTGTGGGCCTGCATCACGAGCGATAAACTTAAGAAGCCCAGACCTATCAGCTGCCTTTGATCCAAGCATCGCAGAGTAAAAAGCATTCCTAGTGTAAGACCCGAGTCCTTCAGCAAGATAGAACGAAGCTCCACCAAGTCCAAGTGTAGCCCTAATCTGATCTTTCGGTGGAGCGCCAGATACAGTAGTAGCATCCATTACCCTGGAAATATCTATAAATTCTTGAGTCTTTTCTGTCCCAAGAATCGTTTCCATTTTTTTAATTAGATCTGATTTTCCTTTTGGGATATCTGCATCCTTCAAAAATCTTTTAGCGTCCCAAAATGTCGCATATGGAGCGCGTCTCATTGGAACTCCTCCTGGGTAATTGTTTAACAGCTCTCTCATGAAATCGTTTCTTAAAACAGCTTTCTCTTCGTCTGGCATTTTATTCCAAACCCTATCAACCTCACGATATGAAGTTGTATTAGAAATTAATGATTTCGGAAGAGAATCCCCATCAAGAAACTCCCACTTGCCCTTTAACGCAAGCTCAACAACTTTATTGTTTGTAAATTTATCAAGATCATCTTGAGCTTTAGCCTTAGACACCATTGCCTTAGCTAAACTGTTTGACGAGTTTTCATCAAGAGATTGGAAATAAGCACCAATGTCATCTGGCGTAATGTCCTTGATTGGCACTTTAGCATCAGCAAACGATTTGTTTAGATAGTTAAGTTTTTGAACCATCCGTTGGCCTACCAATTCGTTTATGTTTCCCTTTCGGTCAACACCCCAAAGCACCTTCACAACCTCTGGGTTGAAGTCAACAAATTTGGTGTCGGCTCCAGGCACTCGCCCAAGGCCAACTGAATCAAGATAAATGTCTTGAACCTGCTTTCTTAGGGCTGGCAATTGATTAGCAATTGCTGGGTCTGGCGTATTCTGAAGAAGTGAGAATATTTGCCTTGTTTTAGTTGGGTCTGAAATCAATGTGTTAACAACTTGTGATGGCGTGGTTACATCATCGCCAAACATTGTCCTCATCATTTTAGCGGGGGTCTGGCCTTCAAACGCCATCCTGTCTTGCATCTTTATTCTGGCATTCCCCCAAGCTGAAGCCATTCCGTCCCTAGCGTAAATTTTATCTCTAAATGCTTGGAGCCTCGCTGATGCCACATCCGCTACCTGCTTTGGAATGGCCTGTCCAGTTGCCCCGCCTTCTGGGACTTCTTTTGCAATTCGTTCAATATAGGCGTTCATTGTTGCATAATCCAACGGGCCACCTTGCATTTTAAGGTCGTCAAGTTGCCGACGAATAACCGCAGGATCTCCTTTTACTTCGCCATTTTGAACGGCTTTAAGGAACTGGTTGTATTCTTTTTGCTTGAACTTCCTTTGCCTAAGCTCTTGTTCAATGGCATCAGTTGCAGGGTTCCTTTTTCCCTTCATTTCTTTTCTTACAGAAAGGAGGACATCTGCCATTTCATCAGGATTTACCTTCAGCTTGTTCTTGTTCGCAATTGAATAGAATTCTCCAAACGCCTCGCTTTTAGCATCGTTTGCCAGTTTCTCAGCGGTATCTAGATATTGCTTGAAGAAATTACCAACGGGTTCACGATCTGGTCTTTCAACTTGTAGGGCATCAACCCGTTTTTGAAAATTACCTTGAATGAGTTTGCGCATTTGCTGGTCGTCGCCAGCAATTTGATTGGTCAACTCATCATATTCTTTTTTAAGGCTTTCAATTGTTTGCTGATATGCTCCAGCCTCGTTCGGTAGCCCCTCTTTTAAGGCCCGATCATATTGGAGTAGTTGCTCTTGTGTTTTTTCAAGCCTCCTCCGCAATTTACCATTTTTCTGCGATGCAAGAATTTTCTGTGATTCCATCCCTTGGGGGCCAAACCGAACGCCAGCAGGAACATCAAAGAATTTACCTTGTTTCTCAAGTCTGGCAATTGACTGCAATGTCGCGTTTTCCGCTTCTTGCATTACATCCGCCCCTATGCGCCTAGCTAGAAACTTTCCTGTTCCAGCCGTTGCGAGATCAATAGGAAACGATATAAGTGCTTGCTTACCCCTGTCGGTAAATGTTCTTGTTGCCGGCTGGTCTACTCCAGTTAGCCACTGAACAACGGCATCTTGAGCCGTTCCAGCAACGGTATATCCAGCCATTGCCCCAAGTGGGCCAGTTACAAAACTACCAGCACCGCCTCCGGCTGGAGTGGCTGCAACCCCTCCGCCAACCGCCGCGAGCGTAGGAAAAACCTCGGAGGCCAACCCACCGCTAATTGCTAGTGCGTTTTCAATTGCACCGCCAGACCCTGTGGACAAAGAAACCTTACCATCATTTGTTTGTACCGCGAAAACAGGTTCCCCATCAATAACTAATGCTTCGGAACTATCTGGGTAGTTCTTTTTTATGTACTCGGCTTTTAATTCTGGATTTTGAAACCAGTCTAAGGTAATTCTATCGGACACGGGCAAGCCTTCTTGCAAGTCCACATTTTCATTTGATACACCAAGAGCTTGGGCAATCTGAGTAGACAGATTTTTTTCGGTTTCTTTTTTGTTTTGTTTTGGGGTTGCCCCAGCAGCCATTAAGCCAGATCCATAAAGCGAGCTAACTCTTACATTTGGCTGATCTTCGTAAACTTTGTAGTTTCCTTCTGCAAGCGACTCTCTTGCGGCTTGCCTTGAATCAATTTCGGGCTGAGCTTGCTGAGATTGAATTTCAATTTGTTGCTGTTGCAACCTAGCTGCTTCTCCTTCAAGAGCTAGTATGTCAGATGTAATTTGAGATACTGCACCTTGATCCCCAGATTGCTCGGCAGTTGACAAAGCCCCACCAAGAGCTGACATGGCTGAGTTGATTTCATTAAACTTCAGCTTGAACTCTTCATCTAATTTACCGTTTGCCATTTATTTTCTGGGGGGTAGTTAAAGATTTAGCTCGATCAATAGCCTCTTGAGCTTTTGGGTCAAAAATAATTGTTGGTGGTTGGGTCGCTTGTTGGCCTTGATCCTGTAACTGTGGAAATTGAGTTTTAACTTGATCTGCAATAAAATCACTGTCGACTATCTCATTAACTTTTTCTTCAATCTCGTATGGGTCAAGTCCTTTTTTGCGACCTTGAAGGATAGCATTTCTAATTTTTTTGTTTTTTTCAGCACCAGCTTTATAAAACGCAATAATCATTTTATTGCCTTCTGGTGAAGTGGCAACAGATGGAGATATTCTATCAACAAGCAAAGCTCTATCACCATCTGACATGCTTCCTTTTAATTGCTGTCCGAATGTTAATGCCAATTGCCCAGATAATGCTCTGAATTGCTCTTGATTTGCAACATCACCAACAGGAAGGCCAACATCTTCAGCAAACTGCCTCAATGGCAGCACCAGGTTTTCGAATTTTCCAGTTTGAATTCCAGCGTCAAGAAGCCGACTAAGCTGATTTAATTCTGGGGTGACTTTTAAAAATGATTCCGCTTCTTTTTTTACATCGGTTAATGACTGATCTGCCGCCTTAAGCTGCTCAAGCCTAAATGATTCTTGAGGACTCGCGTAAGTTCTACCTGGTTCAATTCTTTCGGGCTTACCACCAGCACCTCTCCTTACATATGTTCCTTCAAGGGGCCCACCATATTCTTTGACTTCTTGTTCTGGGGTAAGGTAGGTGTATGGCTCATCTGGCTGAGGCTTCTTTTCAAGGGTTGTTTTAGAAAGCGACTTCAAACCACCAAGCATTCCTTCGATATTCCCAGCAATAGCCCTAACTTCTTTTGGGTTCTTTGCTCTTTTCCCAAGCTCAACTTGAGAGATAATTTTATTTCTATAATCTTGGGCTTGTTTGTTATAACCAGTGTTTTCAAGGTCAGAAATAAGAACATCAGCCTCCATGAATTTCCTGCCAAATGGAGAAGACTCTGGAAGAAGACCAGACAAAGATTGAATTTGCTCAGCCATTTTAGTAAGGTTGTCCAGTAAATGGGTTAGTGTCTGAAGAGTCTTTATTGCCATCACCAGATGACCCCCTGCTCCCGCCGCCACCATAGGCTTTGTTTTGAGCGTTGAACATTCTAGCCCCCTTGTAGCCAAGGTCGATGTAATCGCTAACGCTTGTCCTAAGCGACTTGCCAATCAACACCTGTTGCTCAAGCGACAAGGATGGGTCGTCCATCATTGCTCTTTCAGCTTGGAGTTGAGCGACTTTACCGGGGTCTTTGTCCTTAAATAAGTTAATCGCGTTATCAATGTAACTAGCATCAGCCCTCTTCTCAGCAGAAAACAGGTTCCCTTGTTTTTTGAGTTCTTGGAACTTCTCAATTCCTTGTGCAATCCCCTTTCCAAGGTTAGCCATTCCCTGTGCTTGGATCTCCGCAGCCCTTGTGAAGCCAGAGTAATCCTGCACAAACATCCGTGGGTCTATGCCCTCGCCAAGTCGTTGTCCTAATTGCATGTTGTTAGTCTTTCATGAAAGATGGAATA